CCAACAAGACGCCGGTTGCGGCGTTGGTGAACTCGGGTAGCTAGTGTCTTTCGCTAGCTCCGCCGACGTGACGGCTGCTCTCGGGCGGTCGCTCACGTCGGCGGAATCCGGGCGGGTGGCGAACCTGCTGGACCAGGCCGACGATCTGATCATCGGCTATGGCATCGACCCGGCCATCGACCCAGTTCCTGGTGCGGTGAAACGTGTCGCAGCGTCGATGGTGGTGGCTATCTTCACGAAGCCGTCGATCAACATCGCTGACTATGACGCATCCGGGTATCGCACATCGTCGGAAACGGCGTCAGTGCATGTCGGTGTCGAATCGGCCACCACAGAGGGTCCGTGGTTGACCAATTCTCAGAAGATGCGGTTGAACCCGTATCGGACGGGCGGCATGAATCAGGTTCAGTTGGTTTCGGAATCCGACAGCTCGGCCGCGGTGTGGCCAGACTTTGAAAATCTGTACAACACCTGATGGCACAAGTCCGGTTTAAGCCCAGAGTGGAAGGTTTCCGGGAGATCCGATATTCGTCGGAAACCCAGAAGATGTTGGAAGCGGTCGCTTTGACTGTGGCCAATAGCGCGAACAGTTCACTCAAGCTCAACGGTCCTCGAGACGTTGCACCGGGCTACAAAGTTAATTCTCAACCAGGTCGTCGGGTAAGACAAGGCCGCTGGCGCGTGTCAGTGACTGCGGTTACACGTCATGCCATCCGACACAATGCTGTTCACAACACATTGTTACGGGCGTTAGGTGGTGCGCGATGACCATCTATAAAACAAACAAGCCGGCAGTTAAAACCGCTATCACTATTTTGGCGGCCGGTTTCGGGCAGTACGCTTTGGTTTCTGCCAAGATGCCGAAACATCGGCCTACCCGGTTTGTGCAAGTTTCACGAATCGGCGGCTATCAGGACAACCCGATCACCGATAATGCCCGACTGCTCATTGAGTGTTTCGGTCCTGACACCGAAACGGTGGAAGCCATGACGGCTACCGCTAGGGCGGCGTTACGTAACGCCATCTCCACCATCGTGGACGGTGTGTGGGTTCGGAACTGGTCCAACGAGCAAGGCCCGGTCGACTTTCCGCATCCGCAGATCATCGACCTGGACCGCTGGCAGTTCACAGGCGAACTTGCCCTGTCGACAACGACGGCGTCATAAACAACTGAACAAAAACTTCACACACAACTGAAAATCCAAATTTCATAACCCATTCAGTGCCCGTCCCAGACGCCTGAAAGGGGCAAAACCATGCCAGATTCATCCATCATCTGGGCGCCAACCCGCCCGGACTCTGGTGGTGTGTTTTATCGCGCACCGCTGGGTACCACCCTTCCCACCAACGCCACCACACCGCTGAACGCACTGTTCGTCGACCACGGATGGTTGGGCGAAGAGGGCATCACCGTTTCTACGAACCGCGACATCAAGAAGCACTACGCATTCGGTTCCGACCTGGTCAAGACCACGCAGGGTCAGTACGCCGAATCGCTGAAGCTGTCGCTCCTGGAGTCCGACCCCGACGTCCTGGAAACGGTGTTCGGTCCTTCCATCACCCTCGGTACCGATGGTGCCGGAAACCGCACCATCCAGGTCAATCACCGCTCCAAGCAGCTCCCGCGTTCGGCGTTCGTGGTTCACACCGTGGACGGCAACAAGACCCGCCGCCTGGTCATCCAGGAAGGCGCTGTCGTTGATGTCGGTGACATCACCTACGTCCACAACGATCTCCTCAAGTACACCATCACGGTGGACTGCTACAAGCCCGCCACCGGTAACTCCGAGGCAGTCGTCGAGTACATCCACGACGCCGGCCACTCGGCAGGTTCGTAACCCGAAACCCTCTGGTGGGTCGTGTCTTGGGACGGGCCTGCGACCCACCAGAGTCCCGTTCTACCCAGCCCGTTTCATTAATGTCACACAAAGGAAGGTCCGTCCCCCATCATGGCTAAACCCATCGTCGGTGCAAACCGCAAATCCGCGAAAATCGAAATCGTGCTGCCGGTCGATGCTAAAGGCGAATACGCATTTGACGAGAACGGTGACCCCGTCAAGGGCCGCATACCCGTCGAGTTCACGGTGCCACGGTTCGACTGCATGACCAGGGAACAGTTCAAGGAGCTGAACGCGGCCCTGGCCGCCCTAGACGACAAGAAGGATGATGACGGTGAACCGTTATCGCCACAGGACCGCGGCATCGAGGTGGTGTTAGCGATGCTCAAACCATTCGTCACCGATGACGAACTCGCGGTGGTTGAGAAGCTCCACCTTTTCGAACTTGAGCAGATCGCCGAACTTATCCAAGAAGGCTCCACGATCACTGTGGGGGAATTGGTGGCCTCGACCAGCTCCTAGATGAGCATGGCGGGGCCATCAATTTTGATTTGATGACCAAAACCGGCTATCGGCTCTCCGATATCGGCGAATTGTTCACCTGGTGCGACCTGCGCGATTTCATCACCAATATCCCGCCGACACCGGACTCAGCGTTCTACCGGGTACAGCATCCCCAGTCGTGGTGGTGGACACCGGAAATTGATTTCCTGGGCGCTGTTCTCACTGCGATTCAGTGGGGTAACTGGCAGCGCGGCGGCGGCCGAGGCGATAAACCTCAGACGGTGAAACGGCCTTTGGACAAACCCAAATCTGTCAAGGGATCAGTACCGCAGTCGGGTGACGAGCTGACGGCACGCAAACAAGCATTGAAGCAATCTATTGAAAGGACACAGGGTGGCAACTGAACTCGGAACAGCCTATGTGTCCATCGTTGGCGAAACTTCAAAACTTGAAGCCAGCATCAAATCCGCTCTTGATGGAAGCGGTAAGCACGCCGATCTAGCCGGTAAAGATATCGGCAAGCGGATCTCAGCGTCGGCCTCCAAAGCACTCAAGGATGGGTGGCGGCCAGACCAAGACATCATGGCCGGCATCCCGGACACCAAAATGGATCGCATCGGTGCCCGTATCGGCCAAGTTATCGGCAAGGGTGTTGTCGGCGGGATGCGTGCCCGAGAAGTCGGCGTGCAGTTCGGCCACAGTTTCGCCCAGGGCGCCGGAAGTGTCGGATTAGGCCGGGTTGTTTCCGGCTGGCGTCAAGAACTTTCCGGCGGCGGCGCACTGAACGCAATCGGCATGTTGGCTGGAAAAACCTTGTCGGCAGGTTTGACTGCCGGAATTGGTGTGGGTGTCGCGGGTGTCGGTTTAGCCCTCACTAAAGGCTTCGACCGGCTGGTCACTATCGACACGGCCAAGTACAAGCTCAAAGGGCTCGGCAAATCAACCCAGGAAATCGCCGATATTGTCAAAACGGTGACTCAGTCGGTCACTGGAACACCATTCGCTTTGGATCAGGCATTCGGCACGGCCACTCAAGCCATCGGTGCCGGTGTCACCGACATCAAACGCTTCATGACCGATGTCGCGGACGCGGCCGGGTTCGCCGGAGTTGGCATCGACCGCATGGGCTTGGTGTTCAACCAGGTACAAGCCAAAGGCAAGCTGACCGGCGAAGAAATGATGCAGTTGATGGAAGCCGGTCTGCCGGCCAAGTCCTGGATCGAAGAATCGTGGAACCTGACATCTGACCAGTTCGACAAGATGCAGCAAAAGGGCGAAATCACGATGGAGATGCTCCAACAGAGCATCGAAAAACATGCAGGCGGCATGGCTCAAGGGTTGGGCAACACCCTTCAGGGTTCCATCGACCAGATGCAAACCGCTATCGCCAGAGTGGGCGCAGATTTCCTGTCAGCAATTTTCGGTGGTGCATCCGGTGACCCCACCGAGAGCATGAGAAATGCCATTAACCGTGTCACTGAAATGTTGAACGGCCTTGATGGATGGATTAACGCTCACCGCGATCAGATTCGAGACTTTTTCAAGAATGCTGCCGACGCCGCCGGAAGCGTCGTCGACGTACTCGGAAGCATCGTTAACTTCCTCAACCAGATTCCCGGCGGGGCAACCGCAGTAGTGACAGCGTTTGTGGCCTGGCAGGGAATCACCGGCATCGCCGGTCTCGCTGCATCCATCGCCGCATTGAACGGGACTCTGGGTGTTACCGCCGGTTTAGCTGCCGCCGCATACGCGCCACTGGCTGCTATAGCCGCAATTGTTGCCGGCGGACTCATTGGTGGCGCGTCTCTTCAAAACGCCATCAACAGCGTCGGGGCGCAATCCGAAGCTGGACTGAACATGCTCAACCAGGCAACGGCACCCGGAATGGGTGTTCCTGGCGCTTCCAGAGATCCTATTTTTGCGGCCACACCAGAAGCCCCCAAGTCCGGTGCTCGAGTATTCGGGCCACCCAAACCGTCATTGATTGGAACGGCCGGAAACGGCGGGGTTTTTCCGCGCAAAGCTAGCGGTGGCGGAATCTATGGCCCCGGTTCTTCGACTTCAGATTCAATTCCGGCACTGCTGTCTAACGGTGAGCACGTACTCACTGCAAAAGATGTTTCCGCAATGGGCGGCCAGTCGGGTGTCTATTCGTTCCGCAAAGCACTGCACGCGGCTACCGGCGGGGCTGTCTTAGACGATAAACGCACTGCGGGCGCTATCCCGGCCGCCGCCGGTTCCACTTCCAAGGCTGGCACTTCGGCGATTTCCAGCTTTATTGACATGGGCGGTGAAGTCATCAACGGCCTCATCGACCAGGCCGCCTCGGCGGCATCGTCGGCGGCTTCGGTGGGCACTATGGCTGCGGGGGCCGGCCCCGCTGGTGGTGCTGCGGCCGGAACCGCTATCGGGTTGGGTACCGATGCTGCCAAGCGCGGTGTGAAATATGGATTTGATCTGCTGGGTATTCTCGCTGATTCAGTCATTGAACAGGTCACACCATTCGGTCAGCCACGATGGTTGAACCAGGATTACACAGGCTTCATGCCTCAGCAACAGATCACCGGTGCTCTCGGAAATCTAATGTCGGGCGGTGCCAACAATGCCGCCAACCCATCGGGAAGTTTGGTCAATCCAAAGACCAAAGAACACGGAACCGGCATGGGAGCGGCCCCCGGCCCTATCGATCAAATGATGGGCAGTATCGGTCAGCAGCCGGTCGACCCCATGATTTCGGATGCCAATTCTTTTCTGTCGACACAGTTGGCGACACCGGAATCCCCGCCTCCAGGTCAGCAACCCATCTTCAAAGTGGACAACATTTACACCCAGGACGTCGATTCGCTGGGGCGTGAATTGAACAAGCAAGGACGGTTGGCTCAGATGCAGTACACGAACAGGCCCGGTCCCTAATGGCTGACCCGCGCATCGTCG